CGTTCTCCCGCAGCAACGGGAATCCACCAGCTGTAGCACCGTTGTGGACAACGACAACATTCTTGTCGGTGTCAACGGTTGTTTCACCGGTAAGGCCAGTAAAGGCTGCGTGCTGGGCGGTTGTGCCACGGCGACGCTGAATTGCAGTAGACATCAGAGTGCTCCGTAATTAGTAGGGGCGCCTGCGGCATTAGTAATTAAGCCGTAGTTGAGAAGGTGGCTCAAGTTGGTGATTGTGCTCACCAGACTAGAGGCAGTCGTTGCGCTATTTGCAGCGGCTGCCGCTGAGGTTGCTGCGTTTGCCGCCTGGGTAGGGGCATTGGTAATGGCGGCGATGTTGGTTGCGCACGTATTGACGTTGGCAATGCTGCCGCCCGTAGCGTTCACGTTGGCAATGCTGCCCGCCACCGTATTGACGTTGGCAATGCTGCCGGCGGTGGTGTTGACGTTGGCAATCGCGCCAGCAACGGTTGTCACGTTTGCGTTGTTAGTGGCAACCGTGGTGACGTTGGCGTTGTTGTTTGCGACCGTAGTGACGTTGCCGCTAATGCCAGCAACGGTGGTCACGTTGCCGCTGATGCCAGCGACAGTGGTCACCTCCGTTGCCCTTGGCACCAGACGGTGGAACGTATAGGTGTGCAGGGTGGCGGTGGTCTCCACCAGCACTCCGTACCCAGCCTCCAGAACCGTGCTGCCGCAACCTGTGATAGTCACCACGTTGCCGCCAGAGCCACCGGCAATGGTCACCGTGCCACCAGCAGGCGTCCGAGTAGTGACTATTGCCTGGATGCTGACGATGGTGCCTGCACCGTCTGGGTTGTTGATGTCCGGGTTGGTGGCAGGGAAGCTGGTTTCGTTGGCAATCGGTACAAAACCGCCAACATCGTCCACCAGGTCAATGATCCTGGCGTCAATGGCAGCAGTAGTGGCGATAAAGGCGTCGCTACCGCTCCACCCCATCCCGCTGCTAATGGTCTCAGTGCTGTCCTGACGGAAGTACCGCAGGTCAGAGGCAGAGGTGGTGTAGAAGCTGGTGTCGTTAGGAGAGACGCCAGCTACCTCAGCGTTGGTGACGACTGTGGCTGGGTTCAGCTTGGCACTGGTGATCTCACCGTCCTTGATCTTGGCGACGGTGACGGCATCCGTTGCCAGCTTGGCTTCAGTAATGCTGGCGTCTGCCACCTTGACGGTGGTAACAGCACTGTTGACGATCTTGGCTGTGCTGACGCTATCGGTGGCCATCTTGGCCTCCGTAACGTTTGCGTTCAGGATCTTGGCCGTGGTGACCGAATCAGCTGCCAGGTCGTCAGCGACAATGGTGCCATCGACGATCTTGGCGCTGGTAACTGAGCTGTCAGCCAGCTTGGCAGTGGTAACGGCTGCGTTAGCGATGTTGGCCGTTTGGCTTTGAAAGGCGTCGACATACGTTTTTGTTGCTGCGTCATTGGCAGAAACGGGTGCGCCGACGTTGGTGATGCGCTGGTTGCCAGCTGACGGCAGACCTGTAGCTGCGTCAATACTGACGGTCTGCTTCAAGCTGTCGTCCAGCTCCTGCTCCAAGAACAGGTGCTGCAGGTTGCTGGTGTCCAGGTCACTGGCTACCAGCGTGGACCCATCAACAAAGTCGACCAGGGGGTTGTTAGCCGGTGTGAACCGGCGTACTTCCACCCTGACCCCGTTTGCTGGCGCAGAGGCCAGCAGCACCGTGGTGTTGTTGACGTAGGTGTACGCCGTGTCGACAAAGTTGACAAGGACCTTGACGTGCTCCTTCCTGATGTACTGAAAGGGGACCGCGTACTGGGTCGTAGCCCCGTTGCCGGTGTAGACAGCGTAGGAGTAGGGCATCAGTTCAAAGCCTCGATAAAGGCACGAGGGTCAATCTCTTGACCGTATTTAAGCCGAAACTGAACGTCACGGTTAGCTCCTTCGGAGTAATCCTTGTTCTCCATCAGCCGCACGCCGTAAGGCCCTGCAAGGAAGGTTTCGCGGCCTAGCGCCAGGTACTTGCTGATCACGGTGTTCAAAGCAGCAACGCGCAGGCTTTTCACTTGCTCACTGGGTTGGCCCTGTGGGTTCTGCTGGTACAGGTCGCTCTTTATTTCTTCATCCAGTGCCTGCAGCAGCGTCCTGCCGAACTGATCGGGTGTACGGCTGATGGCCAAGATGTACTGCTCAAACTCAACAGGGCTCAAGCGGTTGTCCTTAATCGTCCCGCCATTGGTGAAGTCCGTGGACCTGGGCCCAACAAAGCCAGCGCCGCGGCCAGCAAGTTGACCCATCTCTCGCAGCACTGCTTCGCCAGGGTCACGTTTTAGCTGGAATGGCGACGCAGGGCTCAGCTGCAGCAACGACGCAAGCCACGGTTGATCAGCTGGCAGGAACGAATCGCCCCACACGCCGCTCAGGATAACGGGATCTCCCGTAATCCAGTTGCGCTTGGGAGGTAGGGACTCAGACCACCCAGGGATCATGTTTTTAATTTCGCTTGCGGTTTCCTCAAACAACCGCATAGCCAAGTCGGGGTTGTTGCTGGGTTCAATTTCTCGGGCAGTAGGGTCGGCAAGACGACGGCCAGCACGTAGTGCGCTGCTGCCAGGCAGGAAGCTTGCTACAAGGCGTTCGATGTAGCGGGCAGTGGGGTGCCTGCGGTTAGGGCCAATGTCAGTCTCACCCAAGCCCATGGCCATTTCAATAAGCTCAGTAAAGCCTTGGTAGTAGGACTTCTGCAGTTGGCCAGCCGCTACTGCAGCAACTAAGTCCAGCACTAGGGCAGAGCCCAACCGTTCGCGGGACTCCACGCTCACCTTGTTGGCAAGTTCGTGGTAGTCAGCCATACCTCCAAACAGAGACGCATAAGGGTCTAGGGCCCGCATGCTGATCCAATCGGTAAAGATTGGATTGCCGTTCTCGTCCATGCCTGTGCGGAATCGCATGGAGTACGGCTGTTTGCCATCTTGCTCCAACCATTTGCGCTTTGCGTCTGGGTCAGCAGGGCCACCACCCGTGAACTCAATACGGCCATGGGTCATGGCAATGCTGGCCAGGCTGAGAGCAGCAGCACCTGTCGCTATGTCGCCAGCTGCCCGGTCACGGGTCATGGCATCCTCAGAAAAGACATCTCGCCACCACGTATCAACAAAAGGAGCCAGCGGTGTTTTGCGAGCCACTGACTTCACAATGTCTCCAGGAGTGCGGTTAAAGGGCTGCACCAGGGCAAACAAGGGGGCAAGTGGCGAGTCCAGGCCCGTCTGCCACCCTTTTGGCATCACGCTAAAAGCACGTGCAAAGAACGGAATGTCATCAACGCGCTTACCAAAAAAGCTTTCAGGTCCCTTGTTTACATATTCCTCAGCGTAAGCCTTGGCTTCTGCATCTTTGAAGCCCTTGGCTTCGGCAATTTCCATGCCCCGCTGCATAGTGCGCGGTTCCATGCTTGCCCAGATGTCGTCGGTAAAGGTGGCCCACCTAGCTGCAGTTTGCGCATGGGGGCTATCCATGACGCCATCAAGCATGGTTTTGCCGTCAATTACAACGTCTTGCAGGCGGCGATCTACTGCAGCCTGCGCATAGTCCTGTGCAAACCGCCAAGCCTCCTTGCTGTTGTTAACAAGCCCTAGGCGGGCAGCGTGATCAAGGCCAGGTTGCAGGTTGCGCACGTATTCAAACGACTGGCCCACCATGGTTTTGAAGGCAGAGTCAACAGATACTTGCAAACGGCTGCTGAGATTAAGCCCCTGCCACAGTCGCTTTTGCGCTATAGCCCAGTTGTTCCTGTCTTGCACCGACACCCAGGGCAGGGTGTTTAGGTTCCATTCGCCTTTGGCAGCAGTATCAACAAGTTCGCCATTGGCATCTTGCTTTGCCAAGCGGTCCAAGAAGTCCACCTGGCTGCGGTCTAGGTCAAAAAGGCCTCGGCCTACTTTGAATGACTCCACGCCCATTCGGAAAGCGTTGATTAAGTTGCTGACGTACTGGCCGTAAATCATTAACGACCGGCTAGCCCGTTGTGGGTTGCCAGTGACCAGTGCACCTACAGCTTGCGTAAAGGGCAGTTCCACCGTGCGCAGGGCGCTGTTAATAATGTTGCCCCACAAGGTGATACCTGATGACAACAGCTGGCTGGAGCGGTACATCATTAGACCTTCCGCTCCAAGGCCTACGCTTTTGTTCATCTTGGAATAAAAGCCTTGGCTAAAGCCAGGTGTAACGGCGCCTTGCGCCATGTTGAGAGCTAGGGCTTGCAGCTCCTCAATTACTTTGGGATTGTCGTATTCGCCAGTGATAATAGCCTCACGAGTTTCAGGGCTGATCTTGGCGCCGATGGTGTCAGCAATCAGCTCTTCTTGGTCCTTAGCCAGCTCTTTTTCAAAGTCAGCGCCAATGCTCTTGCCAGGTTGCACCACCTCAACATCGACCACAGCAGCAGCTGCGTCGCCGTCCTTAAACGGAACAGAGCCAGGCTCAGGCCGTGGTATTTGGGTGCTACGCAGCAACTGACCCAACGGTCTAGTGACAGATTCAAACGCACGGTTGGCACGATCTTGCTTGGCCGCGGCAGTCACCAGCTCAGCAGTCAACTGGCCCATGTCGGCAGCTTCGTCCACAACGCTGTTAAGCCAGCGGTTGGCAGCAACACCTGCTTCCAGGTTTGTGCTGTCAACCAACAAGGCCATTGAGCGCATGGCAACTAAGTTTTCTTTGTAAGCCGACAGCGGGCCGCTCAGGCGCTTCAAGTTTTCAAATACTGCTTCAGTGCTGTAATTGTTCTTTGCAAGCCATGCAGCTGTATCACTGGCAATTTGCTCGTCAGTCATTGTCCGAATGCCGGTGGCATCAACCCGACTTACCAAGTCGCTCCAAGACCGGTAGCCCTCAACCATGGCCTGTGGCTGGACAGGTTGATACGTGGTGGCACCAGAGGGCGACTCAATCTTTTGGATGTTGTTGGCCAGCAGATCGTCAATAGTCATCTCACCGGCATCAATAGCTGCACGGTTGGCTTGGATTTGCTCTGCAAAGCGACGAGCCCATTCGTCATCCGGCACAGGTGCCTGGACAAGCGTGGGGGGAGCAGGGGGCGCAGGAGGAGCAGGGGGCTCATCCAATGAGCCTGTGCCGTACTTCTGGGCTAGCTGCTTGTCTCGCAGGGCAATGCGCTCCTCTGGCGACAGGTTTGAGGCTGCTCTTGCAAGCAGGTCATCCAGCTGCTGGATTTCCTGTGGAGTGGGGCCAGCAGCAGTGGCAGGGGGTGCAGAGGGCATTGCAGCCGCTTCGGCCTCAATGGCATCACGTTGGGCGTAGTAGTCGTTGTAGGCCTTGAGCTGAGCCTCGTATGCTTCGCGGGCAGCAGGGTCTACATCTGTAGCGACACCAAAACCTCGGGCCTCTTGGTTGATTGCTTGCAGCTCTAACTGATTGGGTGCGTCCCAGTAAATACGCACTTGATGCAAGCGTTCTCCTTTGCCAGCCTTGTTGCCACCAACATGGGTGTAGCCGCCAAAGCCTTGGCTTTGAAGGTGTTCCCGCATAGCATCAAACACATCTTGAGCCCTAAGAGACCCGCTGTCTTTGCGAATTAAATCCAATGCTTCGCCAAGGCTTTCATACTTATTACCATTAAGTGCGTCCTCAACAGCGTTATACACTTGCTCTCGGACCGTGCCGGGAGTGGCTCCAAATATCTCGTCAACTGCTTGCTGGCCAATTTTTTCATCTAGATCAAAAAAGCGAACGTTGGGATCTTTTTGGTTTATTTGATAGACAACAGGCTCAACGCCGCTGCCTTTTTTCTGATATGAAGCGGCAGTAGCAACATCATCAGTCACATAGAAACCTTGACCGTAGATATTGCGACCTTTAGTGGCAGCCAATTTTGCAATAATTTCAAGCGTTCCTGAGTCGCCAGTTAAGCCAGGGACGCCTGACTCTGCTGCTAATTTTTCAATAGGCATAGATGTGCCATGGAAAAATTGGCCTTGGCCGCGTGTGTCAGGCGGATTGCTTAAGTCAATTTGAATAGGCTTAGGCGGTTGTCCTGAGCGAATGGCCTGCGGTGGTGTGGGCAGTTCAGGCTCAGGGCCCAGGGCTGCAATGCGAGCCTGGATGTCAGGTGGCGTTACTGCTTGCTCAGAAGCAGCAACTGCGGAAGGAACTGCTGCATCGGTTGCCGGAACGGCTGCCTCGTCAGCGGCACGGGCGACAGGTGCAGCCGCCCCAAGTGGCGCTTCTACTTGCGCAGGTGCAGCAGCAGTTGCGCCAGGAGTTTCAACCCCCGCGGCAGTGGGCTCAGGTTCAACAGCACGGGCACCAGGTGTCGCAGTTTCTTCAAGTAGGAGTTTGGTTTCATTGCCTTTTGCAATGTCTTGTAGGGCGTTAACAGCACGTACTTGTTCTGCAGCAGCAGCGCCCTGTTGCGTCATGACCTGCTTTAGGTCGTTAGCCGCTTCAGCTGCGACAGCAGCAGCAGTAGGCCTTTCTTCAGGCGTTGCGTTACGCAGGCGTTCCACGTACTTACCTGCGCGGAAAGCCCGCATCAGGAACTCGACAGTGGAACCAACAAACACGCCTTCTACGGCGTTCTTAAGAC